CTCGGTGCGGGCGATCCGGGTGGCCCGCACGTCGTCGGCCACCGTGAAGACGTGGCGGACCCGGTCGGCCAGGGCGTCGACGTCTTCGCCGACGGTGACCCCTTCGACGAGGGTGTCGCGGATCGAGCGGTACGTGGTGTCGGTCACCGGGCCGGCCAGCTGATTCGCCCGGGACTCGATGAACGTCCGCACCCACGGGTCGGTGACGTCGAAGGCCACGCCGAACAGGGCAGCCAGGCGGGTGAGCCCGGCGGTGGTGGTCTCCTCGAACAGCTCCTCCACCAGCTGGCGGGTCTCCTCGGTCCAGAACGCCGGGTCGAACACTTCGGCCGGGTCGAGCGGATCGGCCGGCGCGCGCTGCTCCAGCATCTGACGGCCCCGCTTGCCGGTCAGCCGGGCCAGCGTGGCGTCGGCCTGACGCTTGAACAGGCGACGGAAGGCACGCTCCCAGCGGGCCTCGAGGGTGCGCACAACGGCGTCAGCGGCCCGCCAGATCTTGGCGCGGCGGGCTTCGATGGCGGCGGGGTCGGCGGCCCGGTCCTCGACCGGTGGCGCCTGGCGGTCCTCGTCCTCGTCGTCGTCGACGGGCTCGGGGGGTTCGAGCTCGACCGGTGCCGGCGACCCGACGACCATCGGGACCGGCTGCTCGATCGGATCATCACCCCCGGCCATCGGCTCCAGACCGATGTCATCCCGCACCTCGTTCGGCACCACGACGCCAAGGTTGAGCAACGCCGTCGTGTCGAGCGTCGTGAACCGGCGCACCGACTTGAGCGCCCGCACTTGGGACAGGTCGAACCAGCACACCTCGTCGCCCAGCCGGGGCGCGAGCTGCATGTTGACGTCGTCGACGAAATCCTCCATCAACGGGAGGAGGCGTTCCTCCCAGAACGTCCGGTCCTCGACCTCGGCGTTGTCGAACGTCCGACCGCTCGCGTCCAGCTTCGACCACGGGACGCCGATGGCCATGGCGATCTCGGCCATGGCGTCACGGCGCAGCTCGATCAGCCGGGCATCCTTGGCGCTGAGACCCAGGACCTTGACGTCGATGGCTTCGCCGACCGGGCCGTCGCCGTCGTCACCTGCCTCGTAGAAGTGGGTGCGCCCGGCGTTGTCGACGCCTTGGAACTCAGCCGCCCACTGCTGGCGGAACCGCCGCCGGTGCTCCTCGTCGGGGAACATCGTCGTGGTGACCACCGTGGCGGGGGTGGCGTTGTTGCGCAGGAAAGCGACCGAGTAGCGGTCGGCGGCGATGGCCAGCGACAAGTCGAACCGGCAGGCCATCAGCGGCGATTCGGCCTGACGGAAGTCGAGGCCGCCCGGGTCCCACCCGTAGAACACCCGGCCCGGCGGCAGCTTCACCGGCTTGTCGCCCCGACCGTAGGTGAACACCCGGAACCACTCGGTACCACCCTCCGACGCCTCGGCCTCCAGACGGGCAGCGACCAGCGGCCACAGGGCCACGATGGCGCCGTCCTCGCGGCCGTCGTCGGTCTCGATCTCCCAGGCCCGCCGACCGGTCACCAGCCATTGGGCGATCGTCCAGCGGATCAGCTTGCGCGCGGACAGCTGCGGTGCTGGACCGCCCGGCGGTGGGCCCAGCAGCCGGGCCAGCGGCGCGTCAGGCCGCACGTCGGCCGGCTTGCGCCGGTCCCGGCCGGCGACGATCGGCACCGCGGCGATGGCGTTGGCGATGATCTGCACGCAGCGATAGGCAATGACGTTGGCCAGGTAGCCGAGGCGGAAGGCCTGGTCGGCGTTCCATTCGAACGGCATCGCCTGGCCGGGACCCGTGTAGTAGAGCTGGCGGGTGGCCCCACTCGGGTCACGGACCCCGGTGGGCAGGATCAGCCGGCGGTCGGGGACGGCGGGCAGCAGGTCGTTCACCCGGACGCCACCACCGAACGGCGGCGGCCGCGAGGCGCCGGGTCGACCAGCAGGTCGGTGAGCGCCCAGACCATGGCGTCCATCCGGTTGGGCGACCACGTGGCATCAGAGCGCCAGTTCACCTGCTCATCCTCCAAAGCCTCGAAGTGACCTGCATGGTGGATGCGCGACGTTGACCAGGTGGCCGGGTCGTCGGGCCGGCCGTACAGCGCGGCGACCGGCTCGGCCCGCACCCGCTTGCCCCTCGAAGCCGACACGACGTGGAGCTCGACCGGACCTGATCCGGTGGACCAGCGCACCACCCGGCACCCCGGCCGCAGCTCGTGCCGTTCGGCGGTGATCATGCCCAGCGCCCGCTCGACCGCGCCCCGCACCACCTCGGCCACCATGTCGCCGCCGTAGTTGACCTCGGCGACGATCGCCGAGGCGTCCCAGTCGAGGAACCGCTCGACTGCCCGGTCGCCCCAGCCGCGGGGTGGGAGCCGGCAGGTGGCGTCCTCCAGCACCCAGCCGGCGCGCTCATGGTCGACGCCGGCGACGACGATCCCCTGCTCGTCGTTGTCCGGTCCGTCGCCACCGGACGGGTCGACCCCGACCGAGATGCGCACCAGCTCGGGTGCAGCGGTGCGCCTGATGGCGGCCAGCTGCTCTGGCACCCACAGCGCGCCCTCCCGGCGGACCACGTCGTGCTGGCACTCGGCCAGGAAGGCGGCCAAGCCCATGTCGTCGATCATCTCCTGGCAGCGCTCCAGCGGCTGGCCCACCCAGGTCGGCTCGCCGGCGGTGATCAGGTCCCGGCCACCCTCGTGGACGGTGACCAGCCCGGCCACCGCGGGGATCGGGCCGGACACCTTGCGACGGGCGAGGAACCGGGCCCGCCCGTCGACGAGGCGGGCGAACACACCGTCACGGTGCACGAGGTTCTGGATGGCGACGACGGCCAGGTCCTCGGCGCCGGCGGGGATCAGCGCCTTGGTCAGCGTGTCGAGCTTCCTGCCGACCTGGCGGGGCGAGTCGTCGTGGTGGTCGATGTCGTCGACGACGATCAGGTCAGGCCGCTGCTCTTCAAGCTTGACGCCGCGGCTGGCGGTATCGAGGCCGATGGCGTCGACGGTGAACCCGGTGGCGGTGCGCAGCCGGTTGCGTCGCCAGCCTTTCGAGTTGCCGAACTTGCCGACGAGGCGGTCGGCCATAGCTGGGTAGAAGAGACCCATGCGCTCAGACTCGAGAAGGCTGGCCACGTTCTGCACGTGGTCATCGGCCTGGTCCTGGGTGGCCGACACGTACAGGGCGTAGCGTCGCTTGCCCCGCGCACCAGTGGTGACGCAGCCCGCTTCAGCAGCGGTGGACTTGGCGCCGCCCCGAGCCCAGATCCCGACGAAAGGCTCGGGGCGGACGCCGGGTTCGAGGGCCCAGCACCAGTCCCACAGTTCCCGATGGTGGACGGCCATCGGGGCGATACAGATGGCGGGCAGGACCGCCTCCAGCCAGACGGACCAGTGCTCGTGGTCGAGCTCAGGCGGAGCGCAGGTGGCGGTCGGCACGCTGGCGGGCCTGGTCGAGGAGCTCGTCCCGGTTGACCTGAGTGGCTTCGGTGCGGGTGGTGGCTGCGCCGGCCAGCAGCTGGGCCTTGTCGACCGAGATCGAGGCGGCAATCATGTAATTCTTCGAGTCGTTGGCACCGCCGACCACCGCTCGACCCCTGACGTCGGTCAGCACCCGGTCTGAGGTGGCCAGGTCAACGAACCGCTCGGCGGCGTCGCCGAGCTTGTCCTTCAGGCGGAGCCGCCGTTCCTCCCAGGCGAGCGAAGCCGACCGGATGCCACCGGCTCGTAGCTCGGGGTTGGGTGACGTGACGCCGTTGCGCTTGGCCCAGCTGGCCACCGTGCCGACCGGGATGCCGAGACGGCGGGCGGTCTCGTGGCTGCCGACCTCGGCTACGAGGGCGAGGGCCTGCTCGCGTTGGGCCTGGGTCCATTGCGTCCGTTGCATCTGTTTGCAACCATGGATGCACGGCGTTGACCTCAGGGGACCTGCTTAGCGATGACGAGGGCGGCGAGCACCGAGGTGAAGGTGATCAGCCAGGCGGACCAGTCCCAGGTGATGGCGGCGGCGTACATGGAGCCCAGCGTCAGG